GATGACCGGTGGCCGTGTCCGCATCGGCTATGGCGGTGGTGAACCCAGTTTGTATGCGGGCCCAATCCATTTCGGTTGGCCTGCCCGACGCATCAGGCCACAACCGTTTGTGTACGACGAACTCGACGATAGGCGCGCCGAGGTGGTGCAGTTGTACGCGGAGCGCATCACACAACTCATCAAGATTCATAAACTGGGCCGCTGATGGCGAAATCAATCAGCATCCCGATTACAGGCAACGCGGCACCGCTCCGCAAAGTCCTGTCCGACACCGAAGGCCGCCTGTCTGCGTTCGGTGGTCGTGTCGGTGGCGTATTCAAAGGTCTGGCAGGTGTCGGCTCAGTCGTTGTCGGTGCGGCCGGTGCTGCTGGTGGCGCACTGGTTGCCCTCGGCTCCCATTTTGACGGCCTTGAGAACACCATTGTTCGTGGCACAGGCGCGTCAGGTGACGCACTCGATGACTTGGTGCAGTCCACACAGGACGTACTCAAAACGGTGCCTGACAGCGGCGAAGTAGTCGCCCAAACCCTTGCGGATGTCAACACGTTTTTTGGGCAAACCGGCGCTGAACTCGAGGCCACCACTACAGCGTTTCTTGATTTTGCGCGTGTCACCGGCACTGACACCGCTAAAGCCATCGGCGCAGTTGACGCGGCCCTCACCCAGTTCGGTGAGGACGCAGGCAACACCGACGAGGTGCTAGGCGACCTGGTGCGCATCAGCCAGGCAACCGGCGCACCAATGGATCAGTTGCTCAGCCAAATGGAAACATTCGGCCCGATTTTCGCCAACGCAGGTTTTCACCTCGAGGAAACCGGCGCGATCATGGGCATGCTCGAGCAGGCAGGCGTATCCGTTACCCGCATCGGTCCTGCCATGAACAAGTTTTTTCGCGATGTGGCCAAAGAAGGCGGCCGCCCGCAGGACGCGCTGCAGGACACGGTTGGCGCAATCAAAAACGCTGGCAGCGAAATGGAAGCGCTCGCGATCGCCTCAGACGCGTTCGGTGCGGAAGGTGCGCAACGCCTCACCAACGCCATCCGTAGCGGCAATTTCGAAATTGAAACATTCAACGGGCTGCTAGGTGAAGGTGCAGGCGTAGTCGGCCAGCAGGCCAACCAGGTCGCCACGCTGTCAGACAAATTCAACCAACTCAAAAACATGGCGTTGGTTGGGCTCGCACCGCTCGCTGAGGCCGCGTTTGATGGTGTTATGAAGGCCATTGATGCGGTGATGCCGTTCGCACAGCGCATCATGGATGCGTTCGGTGAAGGCGGTTTGCGTGGCGCGTTCGGTGAACTGAAAAGCGTTGCCGCTGACGTGTGGCCCTCAGTCAAAACTGCGTTGGTCGAGTTTATGAAGGCTGCAGGCCGGTTCATTATTGACGACGCGTTGCCGTGGATCGGCAGCAAACTCATGGAGTTGGGCCAGGCGCTGGTTGATTGGATCGGGCCACGCATCCGCCCAATGCTCGAGGCGTTAGGCGATTTTATCGCTGCGGCAGCCAACTGGTTTGTCAACGACGGCCTGCCAATGATGGTTGACAAACTGATTTTGTTAGGCAACGCGTTGGTGGATTGGATAAAACCGCGCATTGTCCCAGCGCTCACCGCGCTCGGTGAATTTGTGGTGACTATCGCTGACTGGCTGCTCACGACCGCACTGCCGAAAATCGCTGAACAGTTAGCAAAACTCGGTTGGGCAATGGTCCAATGGATTTACGACCTGCTGCCTGACCTGCTGGTTGGCCTGTACGAATTCCTCAAAACGATTGGCACATGGATCGCCACCGAGGCGATCCCGCAGGTGTTTGACTGGTTCAAAGGTTTGGGCCGCAAAATCATTGACGGCATCGTTGACGGCATCAAAGCGGCCGCCAGCAAGGTCGGTGATGCGCTGAAATCAATCCCTGGCGTGTCACAGGCACAAGGGCTCATTTCGGCTGTCGGCGGCATCCTGCCGTTTGCTGACGGTGGCATCGTCACCGGCCCCACGCTCGGCCTGATCGGTGAAGCAGGACCGGAGGCCGTGATCCCGCTTGACCGTATGGACGGGCTCGGCGGCCCCACATACAACATCACCGTGCAAACAGGTGTTGGTGATCCTGGCAGCATCGGGCAAACCGTCGTGGAAACAATCAAGGCGTATGAGCGGCGAGCAGGTAACGGCTGGCGAGCATGAGCCTGCCACTAGCCACCGCAGTCCTGTTTTACTCTGACAGTGGTGTAGCCGACCCGTTCACACTTGACAGCGCCACCAGCGGCATCCTTGACAGCGACGTGCTAGAAGGTGTCGCACCCGTCGATATCACGTCAGCCGCGTATTCGGTGCGCATCACTCGAGGCCGCAGCCGATGGCTTGACGATTTCCAGCCTGGCGTGTGCACCGTCAGCCTTGACAACCGTGACCGTGCGTTTGACCCGCTCGGCGCAGGCACCTACAGCAGCGACATCGTGCCAGGCAAACGGTTTCGGATCACGACCGGCAGCACACCCATTTTTGATGGTGTCACCGACGACTGGAACATTGACTACACGCTCGATGACGACTCACGCGCCTACGCGATCATTTCGGACGGTTTCAGCGACCTCGGCCGCACCCTGCTAACCGAAACCACCACCAGCAGCCAACTGTCATCGGACCGGCTCACAACGATCCTTGACCGGCCTGATGTGAATTTCCCGACTGCGTACCGTGACATTGACACAGGTGTCACCACGCTGCAGGCCGACACGATTGCTGACGGCACCGACGTAGCCACCTACGCGCAACTCATCGCCCGCACCGAAGGCGGCCGCCTATTCATGGCGGCTGACGGTGATTTGACGTTTCGTGACCGGTACGAAACCCAAACCACGGCTGGTGCGTTGAAATTTGCTGACGACGGCACAGGCGTGCCATACCAAAAAATTGCGGTGGCTGTCGGCTCCGAACTGCTCTACAACCGTGCGCTGGTCAACCGGCAAGGCGGCACACAACAGATTGCCGACAATGTGACCAGCCAAGACACGTACGGCATCCGGACCCTTGAGTACACCGACCTGCTATTTGACACCGATTCCGACTCAGACAATTTCGCTGAATATTTGGTGTCCCGCTACGGCACACCTGAGGTGCGGTTTAGTGACCTCGAGGTAAACCTCCACGCGTTGGACGGCACACAGGCAGGCAACGTGGTCGCGCTCGACCTCGGCGCAGTCATCCAGGTGGTTTACAGCCCGCCAGGTGGCGGCACCGCAATTGACCAGTACGCGGTTGTTGACCGGATCGCGCACGAAATCGGCCCTGAGCGGCACATGATCCGTTTTGGACTGTCTAAAACCGTTCAAGCGTTTACACTTGATGACAGCGAGTTTGGCAAACTCGACGGTGACGCACCACTCGGCTACTAGGAGCACTGATGGCAGAAGGTTACAAAGATTGGTCAGCAGGCGAAATCCTCACCGCCGCTGACCTCGAGGATTACACGGTCAAACAGTCCGTGATGCGGTTCGCTGATTCGTCGGCCCGCACTACCGCGCTGTCAGGTGTGCTCGCTGAAGGCATGATGTCCTATCTGAAAGACACCAACACTGTGGAGGTGTATGACGGCTCGTCATGGGCTGCTGTCGCTGGCGGCAAGATTTTGCAGGTCGTGCGGGCGACCGACACGACTCAGCGGACGATCACGGCAACCTCATTCGTGGACGCAAGCATTAGCGTGACGATTACGCCCACTTCCGCCACGAGCGACATTCTGCTGGTCTGGACGTTCTATGCCGACTTCACAAATCTTTACGGGGCGTTCCAGATCACGGACGCCGCGAACACCGCCATTAGCGGAGCCGAACTAAACGTAATGGGAGTGGTAAACACGGCTAATCGCAACTTCAACACCGGGACGCTCGTCGCATATGACAGTCCCGCCACTACCTCGGCGACGACTTACAAGGGCCGAGCATATGCGGCCTCCGCTAACGCCGTCTACATTCGCAACCAAGACGCCACCGGCCAACTTTTTGCTTTGGAGATTTCAGCATGACCGACTACGCCGCCGTGCTTCTCGCAACCCATCTTGGCGCACAATGGTCGCTCAGCGGTAACGACTACGACACGCTCGTCTGGTACGACGACACGCCGAAGCCGTCGCAGGCCGAGTTGGATGCCGCATGGCCCGCCGTCCAACAGGCACGCCAACAGGCCGAGGTGGACCAGCAACGACACTCTGCTTACGTCGCAGAATCCGATCCGTTGTTTTTCCAATGGCAACGAGGAGAGGCAACGGAGCAGGCGTGGCGTGACAAAGTGGCCGAAATTCAAACCAGGT